CCAGAACCAAAGTACCGTCCATTCAAGGATGCAGAAGAGTGCTGGCAAGAAATGCTCAATCACCAGCCTTTTGGGTGGACAAAAGACAGAAATGGTAGTAGATTCGTAATTGAAAATGTAGATTCAAGAGGTTTTGTCGAAGTTTATGATGAGGGTACATGTACTTTTAAGGAAGTGTTTGAAAATCGCACCTTTGCCGATGGCACTCCATTCGGCGTAAAAGTGGAGGAATAGCTTATGGCTGAATTGTTATTTGACATTTTTCTTTTTTCTTGTACGACTGCTATAGGGTTTATAATAGGATATTATTCACGAAAGTAAAATAGATTATGAAAATAGAAATCAAAAGAGTAACGGACTGGCAGCGAGTTGTGGATGCTGCTCGGTTCACACAAGGCAAGGAACCGCTGGGGCATGAGCCTAGCGATGAGTTCAAGAAACAGATGATTCTCAGCGAGCATTCACCGCTCAGGGAATTGGAGTTCGATATTAAGATGTATGGCATACCATACTGGGTGAGTAACCATTTTGTTCGCCACGTTCATGCTCAGCCATTCGTTTCCACATCACGACCAGATATTACTGGCTCAAAGGTATCACGTCACGATATGCGTCAGGATGATTTAGTCAACTTGCAGCTATCCCTCAACGCTCAGGAGATTATCAATATCTCTAAACTCAGACTCTGCAACAAAGCATCAAATGAGACAAGAGAGGTGTGGTACTTTGTTATTGATGAATTGGCACGTATCGAACCTTTGCTTGCATCCGCTTGCGTTCCTCAATGTGTATATAGAGGTTTCTGCCCTGAGCCGAAATCATGCGGAAGAACTAAAAGCAACATATTTTCAGTCATAAGAAAATACTACAAAAATCTCGAAACATATTAAAGTAACCAATGAAATATCCAAAATTTAACGTCAATGAATTTGTCGGTGGGCACTTTGAGTACACCACTCCCTGCCCATTCGGCATATACGGCAAGTACACCCATGAAATACTGATGGTAGGTAGCCTTGCTTGCCAGCGATGCGAGCACTTCCGAGGTATCAACAAAGAAGATGGTATCGTATCTTGTGGAATCGAATAGTTTTAAGAGTGCAGCCTATCTGCATTCTTCTTAATAATTAATCAAATTTTATATATGAATACAAAGAAAATCTCAATTATCCAGCGTATCAAGGAGAAGTTCCTTGGCAAGCAGTTCTTTATTGCAGTTATCGCTAACAAGGGAACCAGTTCCTACTTCGTCAACTCTACCATCTACCGCTCAGAGAAGGAGGTGAAGGCTTACAAGAAGTACATCACCACAGACGAGCGTATGAAACAGAGCTTCGATTTCGTAGGCTATTATGGTTTCCGTTCAAAGTTCGACTTCCGCATTCCTCTTAGCGGAAAGCCAGTATCAGTAGAAGAGGCAAAGAAACTGGCAGAGAAGTAGTATGGGAAAATTGATAGACCTTACTGGACAGCGTTTCGGCAGATTACTCGTCTGCCGAAAATCTGACAAAGAGAACCACCAGCATGGTGCGTTCTGGATATGCAAATGTGATTGTGGCAGGGGTTGTACGGTTCTAGGTTCTGCTCTTCGTGACGGACGAACCAAATCATGTGGCTGTTACCGCTCTGAGCGAGCATCTGCCATCATCACCAAGTATGGAAACCGCAATGGTAGACCCAAGCGGAAAAACAAAGTTAACGGATAATATCCATTTTATCACTTTTCATATTATATTTGCAACATGAAATTCAAGTATTTAATAGATAAAGTCAATGGTTTCAGACACCGCAACGTTTTTGTGGTTCTGGACGGAAGAGCAAACTCGGTCACGCTCTCCAAGGGCATCTACGACCACATCATGCAGAAGGAGCGAACAGACAATTCCATCTTCGTGTTCAGGTTATCTGACAGAGGTACATACGGTTTCTGCATGCGTGAGGACTGGGAGGAACTTCGCAAAGCCAACACCGCCTTCGCTCAGCTTCAATTTAATCAGGAGCATAAGAAGGTAGGTTTCAGAAGTGACTACCCTTCCATCACCGCCATCCTTGATGAGTACAACCTTCCTCTCAACAGAATGGTTCGCCTGACTTGCATCCCACGCAAGTCAGCCAAAGGCGAACCTTTTTATGAAATCATGCGACCAAACTTAAATTCGAGCACATGGCAACAAGACAAGAAGTAATACTCAAAGGGCTTACCCACTCTCCATCCGACTACGATTGTCAGGATGGGGAGTTGGCAACCTGCCTCAACCTCATCAACGAGGATGGGGCACTCCACCCTATTCAGCAGCCGATAATAGTAGAGAGTAGCAAGAATATCACCATACACCAATATAGTTCAATAGAACTGGTTCATAAGGTGACACACAATCAGGCTATTCACTCCCACTATATCATACGTACCTCGGACCCGAAAGATAGGGAAAGATGGGGATGGATAGAGCAGGATTCAGCAGATGATACACCTACAGAGTTCCTGCTTGGCGATGATTTCCACGTCAACTCTGTTTGCGCCATCGGAAACGTCTTATGCTTTGTTGGTATTAAAACTACCAAATATGCTATATGGAAGACTGGTTCTTATCTTATTTTCGGAAAAGATGATTTGCAGTTTGGTATTGAGATTGCCAACACTTATCATCAAGACCTTACCTTAAAGGTAGAAGCTGGAGATGATTTCTACAAATACTTTATTGTAGAGGATGGAAATCTCAATTTGTACTACAATACAAGTGCTATTGGTACGAGGAAGATGTTTACAGACCTTGATGCGATTGCCAACAAGAAACTTGCAGAACTCGGAACAGAGTATCTCAAAAGAAATGTTTTCGGTGTGGCTGCTCTTCGTCTTTACGATGGTACATACATCAATATATCAAACCCTTTCGTTCTTCCTAGTGCAGAGTCTAACGCTGTTTCTAGAAAGATAAACATATACAAAGACCCAGTAAAACCTGATGCTCCAAACGGAAAGACTATAACATCAGGTGTCGGCATCAACAAATACACCATAGAAATTAGAGAAGTGGGCAACTTGCAGCAATACGAGGATATTGTTCAGGGAGTTGATATATTCCTCACCAATGGCGAAAGTTTCTATCAGATAGATAAATCTTATAAAATAATCCGTACTGCTGATTATGGAGATATAGACTACGTGCTTTTGGATGATATGAACGCAAGAGACGTTCACGACACAATCGGCAATATGCCTTTCTATCATTCGATATTCATTCCTCTTAGTGAATTTGAACATCCGAAAGTTGTTAAGAGGCCAACGCAAGCAGAGGAAAACATTTCTCTTGCCGACCTCAACCGAATAGCATTTGGCGGCACTACTGCTATTACATACAATAACAGACTGCACATCGCTGGCATCAGAAAGAACATAGATTCCAGTTTGGTTCGCCAACCATACGGCTACAAGAATGAAGAATATCTTACTGCCATATACGAGATTCCGACAAACAACGGAACATACTATCTGAACGGATATATTGGTAACTATCAGGATATTATCGCTGTGCCAATTAGTGATGTGAAAGAGATTGTCGTTTACGAAAAACGCACATCTGGGTATCGTAAAAAACGTTTTAAATTATATAGCCCTTCTAATTTTGGCTTGTCATTTTTCGTGCAAACTCTAACTGGAGGTATTGATGATATTATGGGAGGCGATTGGTATGATATTACGGAATCAGACTGGAATGCAATCAAGCAGAAAGCAGATAGTTTTGCCGCATCAAACTCAGATGATTCTTACCAGCCTTCACTTATCAGAGTGAGCGAAGCTGAGAATCCTCTAGTCTTCCCTGCCAAGAATAGTGTTCAGGTTGGCTCATCCATCGTTAGTGCAATGGCAGCAAATACCCGACCAATCAGCGAAGGTCAGTTTGGTGATGCCCCACTCTACGCTTTTACCGATGAAGGTGTTTGGGTATTGATGCTTGGAGAAGAAGGAACCTATATTGCCCGACAGCCAGCCAACAGAGATATTTGCTCTAACCCTAAGGGTATATTGCAGATTGATGATGCAGTTCTGTTCCCTACCGAGCGAGGCATCATGATGCAGCGAGGACGAGAATCTGAATGCATTACCGATGTATTGGATGGCTTTCCATTCGACTTCACTCTAATATACAGCTATTCCAAGAAAAATCAATACTACCCTATCTCTATTCTTGAACTACAAGATTTTGAAGATGGAGAAGTAGCCTATGTTAGATTCAGGAAGTATCTGAAAAATGCCGACATGATTTACGACTATTACGATAGCCGTATCATCGTCTTCAATCCTAGCTATGGCTATGCGTATGTGTATTCCCTGAAAAGCAATTTGTGGGGAACGATGGTGAATGTGTTCGCCAAGCGAGTTAATAGCTACCCTGAGTCATACGCTATCAACGGTGCAGGAAAGATTGTTAATGTTTACGTTGAAGAACCGAGCGACAACATTCCTTTCTTTTTCTGCGCACGACCATTAAAGCTTGGTCAGGGAGATAGCCATAAGACTATGTTTACTTGTCTTATCCGTGGTTATTGGACGTGCGACTCCAGAAAATCTAACGGACAGATTCTTTTTGGAAGCAACGATATGAAACATTGGTTCTATATCGGTTCTTCTATAGACAATAGTCTTAGAAACTTAGTTGGCTCTCCATACCGCTATTTCAGAGTTGCCGTCATTGGTAAGATGAACGCTGATGAAAGCATCAGCAGCATTTCTACTGCTTTCCAACCAAGATGGCAGAACAAACTTAGATAAATATTTTATTGTCATGTTAATACAATAAAGGGAAGCAGTCCGTGATGGATAGCTTCCCTTGCTTTATCTTAGCCTTAAACGACTAATCATTTAAAATGGATGCAAAGCGATTCTTGCTCTAACAGCCGAGCGGTTGCTTGCATCCTTAATCTTCTGTTTCTTATCCTCAGCCAGTGCCCAGAATCTATCAGCACCATCAGGAAACACAATCATTAACCATTCATAAAGGCATTGGTTCACGATATAGTCATGCAAGTAGACGGTCATGGTATGTACACTTGTCTTAGAAAAACCTTGCGGCATCCTCATCGCCAAGTAGTAGGCATCCTCCTCGTTGGTAGGCGAACCTATACACTCTTCCCACTCGTTGGAATCAAAGCCGCCACCGAGCATTTCCACCTTGGTGAAACGGAAAAGCATTTCTCTGCAATCCTCTACTGCTGAGTCTAGAATCCTTGCTAACTTATCTCGGTTTCCTTCCTCTGATACGTCAAACACATTCTTTAATTGTTTTGCATCTATACCTTTCTGCTTGGAATAAGAATCAGCAAAAGAAAAAGCAGTATTCTTGATGTCATATACCAACTCATTCTTTTCCAACTCTATCATCACTTTATATCCTTTATTACAATACCTCATATCCTATCCTCCTATCTTGTTGGTCTTTTACGTGTATAAATGATTGCGTCAATCTTTAGCAGCAAAACGTTTGCCTTGGAGAGATAATCTTCCACCTTATCTTTATAGACTACTGAGCACCATTCTGCTACTATTTTGTTGACTACATAACTAAAAACCGTTGATTCTAAGGTCTTAAATAAACTCTCATTAAAAAGGCTGCTTACTCTCAGACCAAAGACCTCGTTGCTGCCTGAGTCACACTTCTGCCATACAAGAATACTCTCCAAGGCTACGGAAACATCATCAATGGAATCTTCCCAAAAGCCTTCCAGCATTTCTCTATCAGCTTCCGTCACAAACACTTGGTCATACAGACTTTTTCCGTTTTTATCCAAGTTCTTTCCTCCTATGTAGGCAGTAGTTTTTGCCACCTCCTCATAGATGTTACTTTTCGTGATTGTCAATGTGAAATTTGCCATCCTTTATCTTTTTATAGAGTTTATAACCTAAAACGACTAGCAAGACACAGAGTGCTCCAAATGACCAGATAGCGTATTTCAACTGAAACTGCTCCCACTTGGATAACTTCTTCTCTACGGGATAGGGCACTGGGATAGAATCTCTTTTCAGGAAGGAATCCACCCTTACTTTGTACACATTCTTGAAGACGGTCTTCTCATGCCATCGGTCAAGAAAGCAAGTATCTCCCTTCTGTCTGAGGAAGATGGAATCACGCACAAAAACGCTGTCAGAAGTATGCAGCGTATCGTGTTTTACTACGTCCCGACATATAACTTTTTCCATCGGGACGTATTTTGTCTTGCATCCCGACAGAAGAAAAGCCACCAGCAAGATACCAATCACGTAGAGTGCTACTTGCCAAAAATCAGTATCGTACCATTTTACTTTCATAGGCTAAACATTAAAGACCTTCTTTGCTCTTGTAAGAAACTTTCGTCTTGATTTCAAGCCGTTGGTTCCACCATTGATTGTCTTGGTAATAGCCACGAAACTATCACTATCAGCCAGTTTGTTCAGGTCATGTTTCCACCACCACCACATAGCACTCTTCGTTGCTCCTAGCGGAAGCTCCAGCAACTGAGGATTCTCCATGATGTCACCAGTGCAATACTTGCTGTTCTGATAAGCCTGATAGTTGGCTCTGCCAGTAATCTGAATCAATCCCCTACCCCGATACTTGTAGCCATCACCATCTTTAAGGTTGCCGAGCATGTTCTTCAACTTGCCAACATCATACTTATGGAAGTAGTTTCTGTTGCCGAGTTCCTTGGTGTATCTCAGTTCGCCACTCTCATGTGCAATTTGAGCCAAGAAATGAGCCATTCGCTTAGGAGTATCAATATGGAACACCTCAGCATAGCCATTGATATAAGGAAGAAACGCATCCACCTTATCTTTGGCATTCGGCATAATAGCCAAAATCTGTTCTCTTGTTACCTTCATATTACTTGCCCTCCTTCACTTGTTTCAGCATACTTGCGAGTTCATCCTTCACCTTGCTCTCAAAGTTGCCTAGTTTTGTCTTGAAATAAACGTTTACCCCGAATATTGCTCCAGAGTAAACCAATGT